CGCCATTTCTAAGTATTGTGAAGAATCGCCCGCGCTGGACGAAGAGCTTATTGAAGTTCAAACGGAGTATTTTGCTGAGTACTTCAAATTTGCTCTGGGAGAACAAGAACGACGCTTGCTGACATGGCATGAAGTCATTAATGGTAATCCCTATAACAAACATTGGGATAGGATGGATCTTAAAACATCAGCTGGTTTTCCATATGTTCGTGATAAACCATCAAGTGCCACCGGCAAGGAATTCTTCTTTAAAGAGGATGAAAACGGCGATTGGGGCTTTAACGATACATTTGGAGCAAAACTCAAGCATGAACTGGAAACATATGAGACGATGATGAAACGTGGCATTGTTCCTCCAATTTTCTTCAAGGACACGTTAAAGGATGAGACACTGCCACTCGAAAAGATTTATGTGGAACCGAAGACACGAGCATTTACGGCAGCATCAATAGCGTACACTATGATTGGACGGAAGTATTTACTGGATTTTGTGGCATCGTATATGAAGAAATCCGAGGATTTTAGTTCTTTTTCTGGTGTTGGAATGAATCCCTGGAGTCTGCAATGGCACCAATTGGCACGAACAATTTTGGACAATTCCCACATGTGTATTGATGCTGATTTCAAGCAGTTTGATTCTAAAAGTCCGCCACAGGTGCTTATGGGTGGAATGGAAGTTATCAACCAATGGTATGGCGACAGCGAAGAAAATCAAAGCGTCAGGCGTGTTTTGGCTGAGCTTTCAATACACTCTGTTTCAGTGTGTGGGGATACAGTATGGCGTAAGTTTAAAGGCCTACCATCAGGCTGTAACACCACTGTAATTTGGAACAATCTGACACAACTCTATTACTGGACAAGCTGTTGGATCGACCTGGCACAACAAAATGACCCTGAATTGGCATCAGTCCATTCCTTCTTTGACTATTGTCGCCTAATCACCTATGGCGATGATGTCATCATGTCTGTAAAACCGGATGTTATAGAATGGTTTAACTTTTTGACAATCAAGCCGAC